AGGGGAACATACCAGTAATATTAGTTTTTGTTTCGATATATTCATCTCTAGTAAAATCTTCAGTGTCCCTAAACTCTTCTATGTTCTCGGCCAACTTCTTTTTAGTCTTGGGCCTACTATCTGCAACAGATAACCAGAAATGTTTTTGGTTTTTAAATCTATCGTCTATTAGCTCATCTACTGCCTCTGCTTTGATGAGGACATCCAATGCTTTCTTATTGAGTTTAGAATATACAATCTCTTTGCTAAAGAGAAGTTCTTCAACAGAGTTAAATGGTCTATGTTCGATGATTTGTTCAATTGCTTTGTCTCCTAATCCTTTTATCGAAGTTAAGGGCTGAATGAGCGTTCTTTGGTCCTCGCCAATATCCCAGACAGAACTGGACTTATTAATATTGACAGGCTCTAGCTTGAACCCAAACTTCTTTGCTATATTGATTGCTTTTTCTTTTCTACTCTCTGGTTCTTTGTCCAAGAAAGCTGCCATCCAACAATCAGGATAATAATTAAATAGCCAAGCGCATTGAAAAGATATAATAGAATATGAAACAGCATGGGATTTATTGAAACCATAGCCGGAGAAGTATTCAAACTTCGCCCACATTTTTTCTGCCCATTGTTCCTTTAAACCTTTATCGATACATCCTTGAATAAACTTAAGCTTTATTTTATTTTTTTGTTCTGCAGCTGCTCCAGTGCCCTTTTTAGTTAACAGCTTACGGAGCTTGTTACCTTCATCCAGAGATAAGTCTTTGCCCAATCTGTGGGCCAATAAAGCAATCTGCTCTTGGAAAATAAGAAAGCCATAAGTTTCTTTTGTAACTTCTTTTACAATATCATGACCATAACGAATACTCCTTGGGTTTTCTTTTGCCTCTACAAAATCTTCGTGCACGTTCGCTGATAGCGGACCAGGACGATAGATAGAAGTGATGGAAGCAATATCAATAATATTCTTTGGCTTTGTTCTTTTACAAAAGTTCTGCGCGCCTTTCTCTGCGAACTGAAAGATACCTGCCCACTTACCTTTCCAAAAGATATTTTCATAAACCTTCTTGTCTTTCAGATTAATGCTATCAGGATGTAAGTTTTCATCATAAAACTTTTTAATATCCTCGAAAGTAGGATCTGGATTTCCTTGCTTCTTTAAGATGTGATAGACAGCCCCCTCAATCATTTTCAAAGTAGAAAGACCAAGAATATCAAACTTAATAAAACCCATTGGCTCTAGTTGTCGAACATGCTGCCCTTCGGACCAAGGCGTTTGGGTTACACCGCCAGAGTTAATAAGCGGCATATACTTATCTAATTCTTCGCCAATAACCACACCACCAGCGTGACGAGACACAGAGCGAACTTCACCGACCAAAGCCTCAACGTGTGTTTTAATCTTTGGATACTTTCGGAGAAACGCTTTGAGCGAATCGGAATATTCCATCACCTCTTCAAATGTAGGCGCATATACACCAGCCTTAATACCATGTTTCTTTTTTGCAATCGGCGTTGCTTCAGCCAGCATCTTCGAAGTAACAGCATTGGCCTCTGTAAACGGCACCTCATAGAACTTTGCGATGTCTTTAATCAAAGAACGTAACTGAAGTTTATTGAAGTTGGAAATAGGCACAACAGTATTGCCACCCCACTCATCAATCAACATTTCTTTAAGTTCCATTGGATTAGAAACATCATAATCGATATCAGGATAGTCTTTCGAATCTTTCGTCATAAAACGAGAGAATAGAAGATTATATTTGATAGGATCAACTTGTGTGATGCCAAGAGCATAAGCAACTAAAGAGCCAGCCGCAGAACCACGTCCAGCACCTGTTAGCTGAACTTCTGTTGCTTTATCAGCGATAGACTTCATAGTTAAGAAATATTTGCTAAAGCCACGCTCGCTGATAATATTCATTTCTTCTTTTAATCGTTGAACATAGTCTGGGTTGTTTGTTAGGCCAAGCCCTCTAAGCCCATCCACACAAGCAGCGACAAGGGCTCTATCGGGAGTCTGTCCAGCGGGAACCACAAAGCTTGGTAGGCGAACTGTGTTGTCTGGCATAAACCGTTCAATTCTTTCGTGAGCAATCTGATGCGTTCTTTCAATAGATCTTCGGATAATATTATCATCGTATTGTACTCCTGCTTTTTCTGAATATTCTTTATATGCCTCCCACATTTGATCGCCGTTCTTTGGAAACAATTCGTAACCAATTTCTTCGACGCCCTCTGGGAGTTCTGTGTTTGTTGCCCACTTTGGCATACCTCTACTTAACCAACCTAGTCTTTTGTAAAGTTCTCGATCTTTCCAAGCCGTTCTGTTTGGATAGTGACTATCAGCCGTAGAAATCAATTCGACGCCAAATTCATCACAAACTTTTACAATTAGACGGTTTAATTGATGTTGTTCGGGTACATTGTTCCACTGAAGTTCGCCATACCAGCGATCACCAAAGATATCAACCATATTCCTCGTTGTATCACGCATGGCATTGAGAACAGCTTCTTCACCCTCTTCACGGTTTTCCCAGAAATTCCCAGCGTATACACCGCCAAGACAGGCCGAAGCTGCGATTACACCTTCATTGTGTTCTTTCAGCATAGCGTAATCAATACGCGGGAAGCGATAGAAGTTTTCTTCTCTGTATGACTTTGATACAAGAGAAAAGATATTGTTTAGACCTTTTTGGTTCTGCGCTAACAAGATAAGATGGCGCCGACGATTAAGAATGTTTTTAACTTCTCTTTTGTTTTCTTCATTCTCAATAGTCGTTCCAGAGGCCGACTTATCAATCGATTTCTTTGCTTTCTTATCTTCTTTGGCGCGCTCTAACTCTTGGCGCCATTCTTCAATACTAGGTAAGAAATAAGCTTCAACACCAAAGATAGGCTTGAAGTCTTTGCCTTCCTTCATCATTTTTTGAGCATGTTGTACCTGATAAGCAAAGCCGTTCATGTTGCCGTGATCAGTTAAAGCCAGAGCATCATTACCATTTTGATAGGCAAAGTCCATATGTTCGCCAGGATAGCCGAGTCCATCAAAAGGGCTACCCGTTCCGCTGTGAGCGTGCAAGCCTACAAACGGAATACTACTTTGTGTTCTTTCGGACATTTATTCTCCAAGTTATTTTTGCTAATACTAATATAGTTTGCGTTTAAAGTCAAGAGAAAACTTAACGTGTTTTGAGCCACTCAAAAATAGAAATTGGTTTTGGTTTAGGCCGGACATTAGTGATTTTGAAAGTATACTTGCTTAACAATGGGTGCTCAATTGAAAAAGGTTTGTTAGCTTCTTTTACAAAAATTTTATTTCCCCATTTTACAGAAAACTGTGGTTTGTCTTTTGTTGTTTGAAGAAAGCCAGAATATTTGCTGTTGTCGATATAGCAAGACCGACTACTCGAAAGGTGGGTCTGGCTTTTGGGGGTCAGTAGGCTGGTTGCCTGTAGTGCGGTTACGGTAAACGGGTGAAAGCCAATCATAGAATTTATCTCTTCCCAATTTAAGAAGTTGTTTTTTTATCTTTAAGGCTCTATTTTCTGGTGTATTTCCAAATAGTTTGCCAAAAAAGCTTGGTTCGTCGAACATTGGTTGTATTTCTTTAACAAAGAAGTTATCTAAATTATCTTTTAAACTATTATAAAATGCAAGCTGTTTTTCATCTTTATAGCCTTTATCTAATGCTTCAACATCCCACACTTTGCAATCATCATCAGTCGGAGAGGTTGATTTATTCTGAAAATTGTCAAACGTCCCCTTGTACGGGTCTTGATTTGAAGGAACTTCATCATCAGTTTGAGCATCTATCTTTATCCATCTTTTCTTGGCACCAGGAGATACAGCATTTCGATCTGATGCTATGTATATATTTTTTGTCGCAGCAAAGCCGAGAAGAGCATTGTAAAGCATTTCGCCATAACCTTTGCCAATAGATTTAATAACTGAATATGTATCAGAACAATTACCACCGGAAACGCCGGCTTTGGCGCTCATTGGATTATACTGTGCCTCTATATATCCCAGTATTGATTTATCATATATTTCTTTATTTTTTATTTTTTGTGCAAAATCTTGAACAGAATTTGAATTCGCCAGCTGTTCTTTTATTTTGTTTAAATCAACAAGAGAAAGAGATATTTCATAACCTTCGTTAAAGTCTACCATCACTCCTAATGATTCTTTTGTTTGTTGTTCTTTTAAGTATTTACGCCAGTTTTCAAGTATAAGTTTCACGATAATAAATAGTTATTTCTTTTTCTTTCTGGCAAACAAGCTTTGAATTTTATACGCGGCTGTATAACACAAAAGTGCCGTATAAAATATTACAAAATACAAAGCTTCGTTAATTATTTTCAGTGTTTTCTTCAATATCCACTCCTAATGGGTTCCACTCGTTATATGACATTAAAAAATCTTTTGGCCTTTCCAACTTGTGTTCGCCACCTAGCCAATCTTTTAATCCCTCCCAAGAAGAGACATCATAATACCAAGGCAGGCTACAAGTTGCTGCGCCTTCTGTATTCACTTTGCTGAAAACAAAGTCGTGTGTAAAATACCGGCCGGTCCAACTTTCAGACGCTTTCAACTTGTTTAGCTTATCATCATAGCCTTTTGCTTCACTTTTTCTAAAATGTTTACGACATTCTAAAAAATCCTCCGAAAAGAAAGTAAAGGGCAAAAAACTTCCATCTTTAAAGTTCTGATTATCACATTCAACATAAAAGTTTTTATCTGTGTTTCTTATTGCCGCCCTGTGATCTTTCAGCCACCACGGAGAAAACATACCGTAAGGAAACGACACAAAGTACTTATCTGGATGTGCGAAGCGGCTTATCTTTCTGCTTACGTGCCAAGCGTACTGGGCGCCGGTAATAACACTCCAAGCAAGACAATCTCTGCGGCCTGTATCTTTTGGGTGCATTGGTGTATAATAAACGGGCACCTCATAAACTTTTGGTCTACTTCCGAACGTGTGTCCTTTATCATAACGAACGGGATCTACAACCCAATCACCTAAACGATATCTAATAAGAGGTTGCATATCTCTTGGGCAAACAAGCCAAACTGTATTACAACCTGCAACTACACAATCAAAGACTGCTTTCTCAACAGCAAGGTAATTGTGTCCAATGGGTATTAGACTATCATGCCAGGGAAAGTTAAAGTCCAGCGGCTGTCCTGCTACTGGAACTATACCTGCTAGGTTTGTGTGCAATTTGTTTTTAATTGTTAACGCAGGTTCATACATAAATAAATTCTATCTTCTCTGATTCCTCGTAAATGTTCATTTTTTTCTCAACACTGCGAGATTCAACCTTTAAAACAACCTCATCTCTTTTCATAAAGTTTCCTGTAAAACCTAATTGTTTTAGAATTGTTTCTGTTTTAAACTTTGCCATTGTGTCAGAATAATCAAAATTATTTAGCTGGTCTTTGTTTAATTTTGAAACAGCCCATATTTGTGCGGGGCTATTTAGGTAATCTTTGTGCACATGTATCTCACTAGCTAGATTGTCGCCGGTTTTATGTAAAAAACTTGTATCTTTAAAGACAAAAGAAATAGAACTCATAAAATCTATTACAATATGCTCATCAATTTGTTTTTTTACGTCAGGCAGGCCGATGATGTTTTCGTCATTGAAAAGCGTAATTTTTTCATAACTTATTGTATTAATTACATTATTTTTACAAGCTATAGTTATGTCATCATCATTGATTTTAATCGCATTGACAGTATCACCACCAATAATTTTACCGTCTATCATGAGCTTATAATAAAGTAGCCCCCAAGCAAGTTTTGTGCTTGAGGGCTCATAGGGAGGAGGAAAGGAAAGCTTATTTATTATCAATCTAGTCCCGTGTTGATGCGCCCACTGTAGAGCTTGTAAGCTTCCACCTATTGTTATATTAACACCCTGGGACATAATTTTTAATGTTTCTTTTCCACTTTTTTAGTTTTTTCCAATGCTTTGTTCGCTGAAAACAACGATAACGGTTTTCTTTTGTTAAACGGCCTCTGACTGCTTGTGCCCAAGCGCCCAACCATTTTTGTTTATCTGTCAACCTGTATCCTCTGCAACGGTTTTTATCACGAGTGTTGGCAACATGAACCATCCAAACATGTGCTGATTGTATTGGATCAAGTCGATTGAGGCCATACTCTTTTTCTGCCCAATGCCAAAACTGTAATATACCTTTAGCTCTTGGGTGTTTTTTTGGTGCTAAAGTTATTTTCCAATCGCCTTTTGCACGGGCATCGTAACCACTCTCAACACAGGCTGCAGCCAATAACATTCCTCGTAAATCTTCTGGGATTTTATATGCTTTAAAATAGAAATCCTCTATTTCGACTAATTTTTCTATTATACCTGTCTGTAGAGTTTCTGCTTTTGCATTTCTACAATTATATGCCTCATTGATTAAATCATTGTAATCGTAGCTTAAGTTATTTGAGGTGATAATGCTTAAAACTATATATCCTATCAAACCTTATTCTCCTTTTTGTCCATATATTAAAGTTAATAAACTTAAATAGGTTGATTGATTTAGTTTAGCCCAAAACTCCAAAAACATGATTCTCTTGCACCAAAAGAAAATCTCCTTGATCCAAACTCGCCGTTGATACCATATGGTCTTCAACAACAACTAGTTTGCCGATGTCATCTAAAGTTACTTGAACACAATCAGTGGAAATTTGACTAATTTTATAAACACCAAAATTATTTGTGTTTATTTTGTAATTTTCAGGCAAAAGAACCATAGATTCTGTTGTCGGTTCCGTGATTTGTGGTGCCTCTTCCAAAAGTAAAAAACGATTTCGTGGATCTAAACTCATACTTCCTCCTTGGGTCCAAATTTCTTTTCAATTAAGTCAAACATTTCATTGACTGCATCTAGATCTGCAGATTTTTGATACATTCGAAAAGCTTTAATTGCTGACCAAATCTCTTCTTTACTCAACCAGCCGTTTTCGATATATTCTGCTCGTAATTCTTTTTTCTGCTCTTTAAATGGCTCCATGGCCTCTTCTAGAGCAATCATAGATTTAAGGTAATTTACAACATAATGTTCTTTTGATTCTTCATTATCTTGTTTTTCTTCTATCTCTTCAACAACTTGTAAAAATTTTGGTGTCATTTTTTCTCCTTAATAACAACTGTAGTCATAAGTTTCCCACTGGCAAGTATCCCAGTAGTAACAATACTCAACATAGCACTCGTGATCAATAACCGTTGGGTCGTAAACCACATAACAATTACACTCACCTAGTTCATCATATGATGTGCAATACTCATAATTTCTTGGACCAGTATGGTAAAAATTATATTCACAAGCGGTAACTGGTTGTACCGGTTGATTAACAAATTGTACTCTTGAAAAGGGATAAGGTCGAATCTCACACCCAAGAGTAAGCATAAGGACCAAACCAATAAGTGATTTCTTCATGGATATATAATAATAAAATTTTATTATTTTGTCAAGGGTTTTTTAGGAAACTTCGCAAGCTCCACCAGCACAAGCTAGTTCGCCTTTGAGGTCTGTATTATCTTCAATCTCGATAACTTTAGACAAATCAATGTCCTCTAAAGTATCTAGCAGTTTAATATAAGTTACTTCATCACAGTCTTCAAATGGAGCCTGCTTGTAGGTGCCACCATCGTGAGGAAGAACCGAAAGACCATTATAAACAGCACGATTATCCCACATCCATTGGCCAACAGTGTCCCATTCTTCTTCGCGAATAGAAACAGTAGCTGAAACATTGTGAGTGTTTTGACCCTTACCATGCCCATTTTTTACCCACTCTGTAGAAACTTTTTTAACTCTTTCTAACATATCCATTGCAGTTTCATTTCGTGTGATAGCGCCGGTTGGTGCTTTCTGTGGAACAGAGATTACTGCTGTGTCGTGTGGTCTAAAGAACTCGTCTTCTACTAAATCTGGGTGATAGATTGACAAGTAGTTGTAGATAGCCTCATTTTTACCAACACGAAGTCGACGAATATAATAATCATTGTGCCAAGCGTGAATGCCAGAGGATGTTCCAAGAGTCAAACTGGTTGTTCCTGCCGGTTTTACGCAAGTTGTGCGTGCTGCAGGTTTGATACCCACAAGATCAGCAACTCTTTTGTTTTCTTTTCTAACTTCTTTAGCTGCCTCTTTCATATCTAACTTTAAAACATTACCCGAGGCAATACCAGTCATTGACACGCCAACAAGAGCGTCTTTTTCTGTTGATCTACGCCAAACATCACGAAGATAGTGAAAATCAGTGTAAGATGCTTGTAATGTGCCAATAAGTGAAGCTGCACGGGCGCGGGCATTGATCTCTTCTTGATTGTCTACGTCTGAAGCGTTAATTTCTGTAAGATTACAGAACTGATAAGGCCGAAGAGCAATTTCACAGCAAGGATTAGTCCCCCAATCCTTATCATTTGAGAAATAAAACCCTGGTTCGCCTGCTCCTGACGCTTTTACACGGAACCAGAGGTCTTTAAAGAATTCTTCTGTAACTAGGTGCCGCATAAGAACTACAGAATTGTTTGCACGGCCTCTTTGTGGATTCTTTTCCCACCAATGACCGCTTTTTGCGGAGATCATTTCATCATCGCCGGCAGAGAATAGAGAAATAAGGGCTGCTCGTCTAATACCACCAGCTAAAACTGCGTCAGCCACATAACATACCATGTCATGAACTTCAATAGGAGTAAGTTTGTCGCCTGTTTCTTTATTACACAAGATACCTTCCAGCTTTACCAAACATTCGCGGAGAGGCTGTGGGCCTGGTGCTCTACCACCTGAAGTTACAAGACGGGCTCCCTTTGGCCTAATATCACTATAATCGAAACGAACTTTTGAACCACCAACAAAGTAAGACTTCATTAAAACCTTTACGGCGTCTGCCCAGCCCTCTATACTATCACCAACAAGGTGACGACGTGTACGCTTGGTAGAGGGTTTTACAATTTCTGGTAGTTTGTTTACGTGATGAAACTGTACGCTATAACCGACACCAGTGCCACCAAGAAGTAAAAACATAATTTCATGAAATGAACGCCAATCATCGATAGGCAAATAGGCACAATTAAAAATGCGATTAGGGGCCACTTCAATGGGCTTACCGCCAAACTGCATAGAGCGCATAGAAGGCAAAACTTTTTTATCATATACGTATCCATACGCTGCCTCTATCTCTTCTTTCATCTCTGGAAACTTTTTTATGTGCATCGCTTTGTTGCGATCTACTAATTCTGACCATACTTCTCTTCTCTCTTTCTCGGGCAAGTACTTTGCATACTTCATGTGGACTGTGATGTCCGATAGGGTTTTGTTGGCGATGTCTTGTGGCATATGTCTTTCTCTCCTTATTTTTTCATATTTCTGAAGACTTCTCGGGCTTTTGAAAATTCTTTTTGTTTTTCTTTTGCCAGCTGCTGCTGCTGTAACTTCACAACATCATCTCTTTCTAACACTTTTATTGCTACGCTTGATGTGTCCATGAACGCAGAATACACAATGCCATCAGGCCCATTCCTGTTTTTAGCTACAAAGATACGCGCAATATTGCAGTTTCTATCTTTTATAGTTCTAGACAGGCTTATAATTAAATCCGCAACAAAGCACTTGTTAAATGCCTCTGCGATTGACTCCATTGTGATTACTTCTTCGTTAAGACCCTTCCGGTTGGTTTGTGAAGCAGTTACGATAGGACAACCGAACTCTTGACCAATTCCGCGTAGTTCTTCATAAATAGATTCTAATTCATGTCTTTTCTCGGAATTTTTACGAACTGTTGAACTTTTTAGCAAATCACCGTAATCAACGATGATCATATCGATTTCCATTTCTGTTTGCCTGATCTTCTCTAGATGATTTTTAAGAGTCACAGGAGATACAGATTTTGTTGGATATTCTTTTACAATAAGTTGACCGTCTATTTCCTTGATTTCCTCATAAACTGCTTCTTTTTGATTTATAAGGTCGTCAAGTTGAAAACCAGTAAGACAGGCATCATATCGTTGTGCAACGGCCGTATCTGCTAATTCTAACGTAAAATGGACAACATTTTTACCTTGCTTTAGTGCTTGAGCGCCAAGATGTACGAGAACGTGAGATTTACCCGCACCTGTTGGAGCAACGACCACCACAAGTTCGCCTTGGCCCAGACCACCTTTGGTGATTTTATCTATCTTTTCCCACCCAGTTGAAACTGGATTACGGGCTCTTTCAATAAACCTTGCTTCAAAGTCTTTGATATAATCATAACCATGGTCATTACTTACACCCAAACGTAGAGCATCAGATATTAGTTTCTCTATTTCTTCAAACGAACACTTATTCAGAAGTGGCACTGATTTCATCATGGCTTTTTTAAGAACTTGTTTCCTACAAAAATCCACCGACTTTGACACGATATATTCTGTATCTTGGATCTCGGGAAACGCCTGGACTTTAACAAAATAATCCATCACTTGTTTTTGGACTACTTCATTTTCATCTGTTAGTTCCGTATTGAGAACCGAGTTGAGGGTGTCATTTGTTGGATGAATGCCGTATTCTTTTTTGTAATTAAAAAGTTTGTCGGTAAAAACTTGAAGATACTTTAGCTCCAAATATTTTACATCTAGCACTTCTTGCATTTGGTCACAATAAGACCGGTCGTAAAGCATGAGCTTACACATGTTTTCTTGGAAACTCTTTCCAAAAATTCCTAAACTGTCCATTAATTCCTCGCTGACTTGTGGATATAAATATAACCTTTATGGTTTGAAAAGTCAAGTTGAATATCAACTATTTCATAAGTGGTGAATGTTAAAGGGTAAAAAAAATTAGCGGCGCAGTCTACGCTTTTTTTTCTTTTTCTTTTTACCTTTTGAAGTTTCAGAAGTCTCTGAAATGCTTGATGATTCGCTATAATCAACAGGCTGAACAAACGCAGAAGTGAACAAAACATACAGTAATAAACCTAAACCGTATAAAAAGCTACGCACAACTGCCTCCTGTGTTATACAGTAACTATAATTTAACTTAACTGAAAAGCAATGTCAAGGCCAATTTATTTAAATATTTTTTCTTTTGAAGTGAGAAACATTTTAGGCAGAAAAGATTTCTTTAAACTTAACAGTCTATCAAATCTTGCTCTTTCTCTAGAATTGATATATTGGCCTGTGGGTTTTTTAATTTCACCATCGATCATTTGATCTCCGAAATCATAAAATTTTGATTTATTTGGTGGGGCTGCAATAGCAGCAAAAGACAAGATTAATAAAGTGATAATAAATATTTTTTTCAATAGTATAACTCCCATAAAGGGTGCGGAAATGATCACACCCGTTATAGGTAATTATGTTGGTTTTAAGTTTGTCGACCAAACAAGTTCCTCATGTAACCTGTCCAGGCCCAAAACTTTCTCTCTTCCAGATAATCTGGATCTATGTCGTTTGCATATGCCTCGACTTCAAACGGGTTTGCATAATAACCCGCTTTCCAACTTCCCTTTGTAAAGCGACCAATAACATAAAATAAACCGTACAAAATCCATTGAAGGACAAACAACATTTCTAATTGTTGAACGAAGTGAATTGTTTCATGAGTTTTAACTTTTTCACTTAACTCTCCGCGACAAACAACAAAAGGCCCAGCAGAAAATGCCCACACATCAATAGGGGCAATCTTCGATAACCAAACAGGCAGTTTGCTATTTTCAATAAAAATTGGCTTTAATTTCTTCATTTATTAAGTTCCTTTTTATCCCTTTGGATTCTTGCGAAACTTTCGAACATAGCATTCCAATTGATCTCATTGATCCCATCCTCTAACATCATCTTGTACGTTTGAGTCTTATTGAAGGTGTGTTCGAAGTTGTCAATAATCCATTCGATGCTTTGTTTAGTCTGTGTCGAAAGACTGGGACTATACAGTTGCATCAGGTTATAATTAGACTGAATAAGCGGTTTGTTCTCTTTTATGGAAATGAAAGCTTTCGCATTACTTTCTTGATTTTCACAGAACTCTATCAAATCATTGATGTAAACATCCTCCTCTTTCTCAAAGAAAGGAAAGCGTTTAGCAACCGTTTTTAGTCCAATACCGGGAACTCCATCTAAATTATCTGACTTGTCTCCAACTATAGCACGAGCAAGGGCAAAGTTATTTGGATGAATGCCGTGCTCATCTATTATACTATTTTGTGTTAAAAGCTTTTTCTGCACAGGACGATATAAAATAGTCTTTTGATCAAGCAGCTGATAAAAATCTTTATCGCTTGAAACTATAATTTTTTGACTATCTCGCAAACTACTGTAGCGACACATATAAGATATAATATCATCAGCCTCAACTTCATCTGCAATCAACTGCATAACTGGAAAGTTATTTAAATACTCACAAATTCTTTCTTGCTGCCAGATTTTATTTTCTTTTTCTTGCTCTTCTGTTAAAACTTTAAAATTACGGTTGAGGCGAATGGGCGCCCTACCTTCTTTATAGTTTTTGTTTTGTTGTTTGCGCTTTCTGCTTCCTCCGCGACCATCCCAACAAACAACGATCTGTGTTGGTTTCATTTCTCGGCAAAGCTTTTGAAGAGACTTAAGAAAGCCAGTTGTTCCACCAATGGGCTGGCCTTCTTTTGAAAGTTGTGGGACTACAATGTAACTTCGTAGGAACATATTTAGTCCATCAATAATGATGACTCTCTCGCTCATGTTTTATCCTTACGCACTTTCCTCATAAAATTCAGTGGCATCGCCCGTTCTTTTATCAAACTTACGAACAACCTCTTCATCCATTATTTCAAGAACGCGTGCTTTAAACTTGTCATCTTGTAATTTATCAATCCATCTAGCAGACTGAAATTTTTCGCTCGTGCCGTCTTCAAACTTAAGCTCATACCAAGCACCCGCACGATCTAGATGTTCTGATCCCTGAATAGCATCAAACCAGCTTTCTTCGTCAGCTACACCAACGCTATCACCCCAAAGTATTTTGAATTGACATTGACGGCCTTGAGAGCCAAAACGAGACTTTTCTAGCTTTACCTTTACAGTGTTGCCAATGCGATAGCCTTTGTCATCAGTTACAAAAGATGCCTTTGCTTTTGGTCGAGTCAGCCAAATGCGCAGTGAATAAGTGTAAATTAATGCCTTACCACCCGGTGTCATGTAAGGAGTGGTAAGTGCTTCAGATGGCGAACGAGTAATGTTTGCCTTCAACTGATTTAACACAAGGAAAGTAGACTGACTATTTGCAATAGGAACAGTTAATTTTGACATTCCCTTTGATAAAATGCGAGCCTTTACAGCCATCGTTGACTGTGGATTAAAGTCGCCCTCCACATCTGAAATAGAAGGAGTAAGTGCCAAACTATCCCAAATAAAAAGAAACTGGCTGTCTGTGGAAGAAAGTAATTCCTCGATTGTTTCTAAAACAAACTCTACTGAAGTTGCTTGAACATAAAGAATCTTTGAAGGATCACATCCTGCTTTCTCCAAAAAGTTAAAGTCAAGTGATGACTCTGAATCAAAATAAACAACATCAATACCCATTTTCTGGGCATTACCTGCTATTTGAGCAGCCATATAAGACTTACCACTAGCTTCTAACCCAGCAATCTCTGTGACCTTACCCACTGGAATACCAGCTAATTTGCCACGACAAATAATGCCATCTAGCCAACGAGCACCTGTTGGAATCCATTGTTTTACAGTGGTTGGGTTGTCTGGATCTGTTAAGTCAACAGAAACTTCTTGTCCTGCTTTTTTATTTATTAGTTTTCTCATCTGGTCTATCGATAGACGACCAGCGGATTTCTTTTTAGCCAATCTCATTTTCCTCCTCATCTAAATTTTCATTTAGTAATCTATCTGGTCTAAATGCGTATATTGGACCTCTATAGCCAGCTTTGTCTAGCTTAAATGAAATATTATCACCATGGTCTCTGATCTCTAAAATATAATCTTTAGATCGTTGAATTAAGTTAGACACGTCGCTATTGTCAGACCAAAACCAAGCATATCCCTCTCTTATATCTTGCTTTGATGCATGAACTGAAGATTCACTACTTGGTCCACCTCCAAGACCTTTATATCTACTTGCTATGTCTTGTAAGGCTTTTTCAAAACCCTCTTCTCCTTTTTTCCATTTTTTCACAATTATCTCCTAAAAAACATACGTTGTTTGTGTTGTTTCTTTATCTGTGTTTTTATTTATTAAGCCAAATCTGTCCTCCATGCTTTCATAGTCATCATATAGATCATCAGGTGTTGCTTTGATCTCCATTTTTATTTTTTTAAACTTTGTTTTTTTACCCATTATGTCGTATTTAAAGTGACTTAAGAAGCCGCCATAAACTCTAACTCGGCCGCACTTACATTCTCTTAAATCTTCTGACGCTCTTGAATATACGGTTGTATTACACTCTTCACAATGAATCGCTCTTACTAGCAATTTTATCCCTTCCTTTCATAATAAAATAAAAAGGGACACCCGAAGGTGTCCCAATAAATTAATCTTCTAACATTTTAGTTAAAGGCTTTAAATTAATTGTTTTTTGTTTCCACTGGAGGCTACACCCACCACGAGATTGTAAATCAACTTTGCGAAAATGCATCATCATACCCTTTGCAATTGATTCACCATGTCTATGATGTACACGGCCACCTTCGGACTTATACTTATAAGCAATATTGCTTTGGTTTTCTGGCCCGACTATTCTATCTAAAAATAATTCAAAGTCAGTTTGTATCTTGCTTCCATTGCTTAAGTCTGGATACAAAGAATAACAAATAGTAAGTGCCTCTAATAGTTCGCCATTAATCTTTTTCAGATTAGTTGGCCACGCGATTTGCGCTGCTGCCCTAGCGCGTGATACGTTAACACCAAAGGTGCCGCCATGCTTCATTGCATTTCGAAACGCCCCAACTGTTACATTAGGAGAGTTTAGTGCGCCCACAGTTCCTAGTGGTCCAGGTGCGCCATAAACACTTAGTCCAGCGTTCTTAAGGTTTCTCGCTGTAGTTACAGCGCTTGGAATACCTGCTAGAACTTCATGAACAAAAACCTCTTCTTTGTTTGCTGTTTTACGATTCTTGGCATTAATCTCCACGAACAATAGGTGGTACTCTTGATCGTTCACAACATTAATAATAAAACAAGGCATCATAGGCTTGAAAGGAAACGTTTTTTCCCACATTGCTCTTCGGTGATCACCATCCAAAAGGTATTGCTTTCCATCAGGATATTGTGCGACGACTGGAGGAACAAACTTCTTAAAATCAAATCCATCCTTAAGATATTTTTTTATCGTGGATGCTTTTGTTTCACGATTGACCAAGCTCTTGACATTAACTTTGACTTTTGATAATTTTCCCAATTGACCTAGAACCGGGATTGGTTGAGATAATTTTAAATTACCAATAATCTGATTGCTCATAATACTTCTCCTTTCTCATGAGACATACTAAGGTTTCGAAGGCGTTAGCGCTTACACAAGGTACCTTATCACCTTTTGAATCAAATGATTCTTTTATATTATAACAAATGTTGAGGCCACTGTCAACCCTGGCCTCCCTGCGGTTGAAAAAAAAACGATTAGCTACCTAGCAATTCAGAGAATGCCTTATCGACATCCGAAACCGTTCCAGCAGAGGTAGCGGCCGCTGGTTGGTTAGAAACCGATTCATCAACAGTGTTGAGGAAGCGATCAAGAATATCCGCTACTTGCGTAGAGGAGCGACGAGCATCCGAAAATACCTCATCAAAATCAGGAACGGACTCCATAAGAGCGCGAGCCTGTGTTTCATCTTCATGAAGAAGAGATGAACGGCGGCGTGGCGTGATCTTGGTTTCAGGATAAGATGCACCCGCTGGCTTTGAGTAAGTGATAACCAAATCAGTGCCTTCAGACGGATCTGTAATATCACCATATTCTGGGTTAAGAACAAGGCCAAGTAGAGTTTCGTAAGCACGCTTGCCGAATCCCCAAACCTTTACACCTTCTTCTTCTTGTCCTCGAATAAGGACCGGAGCAAAGAAACGCTGCTTCGCACCTAGCTTACGTGCAACACGCTTTGACTCTTCAGAGCCTTCACGCCATAGGGCACGTACATAGTCATCGAGTGGGCAATCCTCACCAAAGTTACGCTTTGGCGAAAGAAATCCAGGCTCACCCGCTACGTCATAATGAAACCAATAATCTCGGAAGGGATCGCCATCTGACGGAGCTACTAGACGAATAGTTTGCTCACCCTCCTGTGGTTTCCAAAAGTTATTCTTTCGATTATTTCCGTTTCCTTGTAGCGCCTCCATACGAGCACGCATTTTCTCCATATTAATTCCCATAATAATTTTCTCCTTGGTTAAAGTCAGTGCGTTGATCTATCACACTGCTAGTTGTTGTATTAAAGTGCTGCTTTTTTCGCAGTAAGCTATAAGCTCATTATAATCAGTTGAATGAACTGAATAAGTAGTTTTCATTTTTTCATGTTCTACATTACATTTTAAATTTTTACGAATAACCTCCATTAAATTAGGATCTTCTTCCAATTGTTTTTTAGGAACTCCATAATAATAACACTTCTCTCTTGGGATGTCAAGCCCAAAAAACATTTTTTCTTGATTATTTTGTGAATCTAATAATCCAAAAGTTGACACTCGCGCAGTAGAAATACGCTTTGTCTGCGTGGTTGTTACTGGTTGTGTGTTTTGAAATACATTTAACATGTGATACGTTGTAACAATTAAATTATTTATCGAGTCCCAAAATTTCATTATTGGTACAGGTCCCATTATATCAGATAATTTAGAATTGTCAACTAAAAAAACACGATCAAACAATCCTGATCGAGCATACTCTTGAAACACATTGAAAAGTAAGTTATTTTGTAGAAGTTTTTCACCCACTAGATCATCTCTTTGTGGAACAATATACATTACTCGTATTTTTGTTTTAGTGTGTATTTTCTGTAATATCTTTAAAGAAGCACCAGAGACAGCACCGCAACTTGTAATAAATAAAGTTTCAGGCATCACCCCCTCTAGAAAGTTGTTTATACCTTTCGGCATATTGCTTTTTTCATAAAGCTCGGGGCCGTCTTGATGCTTAAGACCAAATGTTGTTTTAGTCTTTTTTAAACCTACATCTATTTTTTTTATTTCGTATTGTGGGTAGGCAGAGAGAGCATCAGCTATATTACAACCCGCTTTACCCAAACCTATGACGGTTTGCATTTAATCCTCATTTAATGTGTAATGGTTTCATTTCTGACCAGTTCTTACCGCCTTCGTGGTTTACTTTAAACTTGCCGAATCTTGTATTACTAAATAGTTTTGAAATATTATTTATCTCATGTTGATCTTCTTCTGATAAGTCAATAATCAAACTATCATGATTACAGAACTTAACAAAAGATTTTTTTCCTTGGAGAAACTCCCAAACTCCATACATTTGTTCAAAAACCAAATCTGCGGCTGTAGACTGGACAATATAATTAACCGCATGATCCTCATCAGAATCAATTTCTCTACCAAACTGCGTATAAACTTTACCTAAAACTTTATCAAAATACATATCTTTTAGTATTTTACGGTCATAAATCTTATCTACCTTGTCATCGGTGCTATTTGGGTTATAAAGCCAAGAAAAAATCCTTTTCTTTGCGTTTTCTCTACTTTTCGTTCTAGTAAATACATTTTTAAGATTCCAATCGTGTAAATCTTCTTGAGGTTGGTCATGACCAAGGAGGGCCAACGCGACTCGTAACTCACAAGCATTAAAGTCTAATTCAAACAACCAGTCATTAGTGGGAGTAAGAACTTGACGATATTTTTTTGGAAGTGTCATAACTGGAAACGAATTTGGTTTTGTTGCCAGTCGACCAGTAACAGTTTTAAACATATCATAATCGATATAAGGCTTACAGTTGCTCACAGTTTTAAACATGTTACGATCTTGAATTGTAAGACGTTCTATCTGTGTTGGATCTATATTTACTCTTTTTGTTCTTATGTCTGCGATAACTTTATTTATCTTCAACAACTGATCGTAATTTGTGGGTTTTGAATAACTACCAAAAACATCCTCGCAGATTTTATTTTTTATTTCTGCAAATGTTTGGAGGTAATGTTTTGGGATAAATTCATAAATACAATAATCATCAATATTTAAGCCTACTTCGTTTGCTGCTTTAAGGGCCGCTTTGATTCTTGTTTGGACGGAGGACCACTCCCCTCTAATACTTTCTGGGCAAAGCTGCTCCAGGGATTGACCCCCGGTGTAAAGATTAGCATATTCAATCTCCTTATCTTGTAGGTAAGTAGCATAAGACCATGTTTTTGTGCAGTTGTCTGTAATTTGTTCTTGAAACGTGCCTTTTTTATAAATTAAAGCACATTTGTTTTTTTCATCAAATGTCTGAAAAAGCAATTTAATATCCTGTTGTTCCGCCACCGCCACCAGATCCATCCATTCCGCTGAAGTATGATGATGCCGGTGCCATTTCTTCGGTCATACTAACTGACTTTGTTTTTCTTGTCAACTTATTAAATCTATTTTTTCTTTGTGAAGCGATGTATTTTGATAATGTATCAATTTTATTATATATATCACCTTTTGTTTTATATATATTTATCATTAATATTTCTTGTTGTCTTTTATTCAATAATATTTTTTCTTCTTTTAATCTTATTTTAACATATATCTTTAAAAGAAAAATATCAGAATATATCCTAGTAAATTGTTGATAATCAGGTACTAAAAAATTCAATTCTAATGGTCTAAAATATATCTCTCTGATGGTTTTAAAAGAGGAATCTGATATTCTTTGTTTTATACAATTATTATATATTACTCTTTCGGTTCTTGGTCTATATGTAATAAATGATGAGTATGCCAAATACATGTATTTTTTAAATGATTCAAAACTAATAAATTCAGCTTGTAAAAAATTCAAATTGAAATTATTAGCAATATTTGTTACACCGTAATTAATCATATATTGCCTCATTCTCTGTGAATTCAAATTTGCAGCAATGGCCCATGGTACATGTTTACTAACATAAAATCCAAAACTTGCAGCTATTCTTACGTAATCATCAAAAAAATCATTTGACAAAAAGTTGTCCCATTTGTTACCATCATCATCATAGTCGTCTGTAGCAAATTCTATTATCATACCGCTATGTCTATAGCTTACGAGAGGTGAAGATATAAAGCCAGCTAAAGTGTGAGGAATGTCTGGGTTTACATCAACGAAAAGAATATATTCCGACGCATAATCTTCAAAGTTTTTAATTTCCGATTTATCTTTTTCTGATAAAAATGTATTAATGAAACCAGGCTCTAATGTGTTTTCAAAATAATTTTTGTAATCTAGTATCGTATCCTGATGTGCTTTTTTTGGGTTATCAAAATCAATGAAAGAGGACATTGAAGTTCTAAATTTGCTGGTGGCATCTAAAACAAAGTTTCTAAATGAAAAATATGCGTCAGCGACAAAATTTATAACCTCCAACTCTCCAGAAATTGGTAACAAAGCATCAGGGTCTGGTATAATTAATCTTTGTTTGGTGTCTACCTTACCCCAATATGGTTTATTATACCACATATCAACTGGCTTTGGCAAGTCTTCTTCTGGATATACTTCTGGGTTGGCAACATAATATTCCCTTTGGGTAAAAAGATAATCAGATGTTAGGTCATTGTCTCCGAATGGTACTATGTCAATTTTTCTAGGCATAATCTAATTAGGGCGCGCATTTAAAATAAATCTTTAATCTTTCATGTTGTTTTTCATTACTTGTGTTACTTTTTCAACAGAATTTTCGGTAAATCCAGATCCATCAGAATTAGTTGGTTTTTGTTTGTCACTAGATTTAAGATCGTCTATCAACGCGCTAGATACTAGTTGTGATGCGCCTTCATTCGTAGTATAGGTTTTTTTAAACTCTTTTACTGCCGTGCTAGAGTCTTCTGTCGTTTTATTTGGTTCTACTCCTTTTTTTAGTGCTTTTTTAACTTTATTATAACGTTCACTGCTATACATCATCGCGCTAAAGTTAGTTGTAAACGAACCACCAACTGAATAATCATGAGTGACACCTCTAATATCATAAGAGCCGTCAATAAAAAAGTTGGCGCGGCCGCCCGACGCTGCGGAAGATATTAGTGTTGGGGCCAATATTCTTATGTGCATTGATAGTTGCAAGAATGGCGCCATTATGGTGCTTATGTTTGCTTTAAAAAATGATGGTATTATTTCGTTTCTATCATCACTAATTAATCTTTCCATGACTAGCTTTTGCAAATCATCATCGGTTATTTCTTCCAACTCAAATTTCTTTATGATTCCTCTGTCAACCCCTCCAAAAATGAATTCTGGCAATATACCTTTAGCTTCATCAATTGGCTTATCGCTTTTAACCCTACTAACGAAAAATAACATCGCACTATAAAGATCTTCTTGTTTAACATAAGGATTAGTGCATATTTGAAATGGCGTTTTGCTTCCTTTTGCATTTCGGACTAACGGATATGTTACTTGTTTAAGTTTGTAATTGCCAAAATTAGCTTGATCGTTTAGTAGTAAAACTTTTCTTTTTCTCGTCAAAGATATTAAATCTAATAATTCTTTTACAAGTTCAAAAATAGAAAAAAAGTTTTTTTGTTGACCATATAAATTTTTAGCTAAAATGTATTTTAAATTCTTAACAGCTATGGGGATATCATATATGCTTTTATCAACTTGTGCCTTACCGTTTACTACCTTACTTTCTTCAAATATATCAAATGTCATTTCAGTGAAAAGCATCATGGATTGTTTTATGCTTTTCATGGCTCTTTCTTCATCTCCAGGCTTGTATCCTTGCATGGCAAAAATTTGAGACTCTTTTACATCATACAGTCTCTTATAAACAAGCCTCATAATATCTCCGAAAGTGACATAATCTATTTGTTTAAAATTTCCGAGGTCTTTTAACAGTTCATCACGACTTTGCTCATATCTGGAGACATCTTGTTGAGGCACGGTTTTTTTGTCTCCGCTTTTTGGCTTTGGTTTAATAGGAACTGTTACCTTACTAGGGGTAGGAGTGGTGCTGGGTTTTTTCTTCCCTGCTTTACTTGAATCACTTAATTCTTTTGCGTCTGTTTTGGTTAATTCTGAATTATAATACTTGTATACATCGTCTGCTGTTAAATATATTGTTTTAACAATCCCAGCCTCCAAAAAATCTTTTTCATCAAAAGGAAATGTTTGATTAATTGCTTTAACCACTTCATCGTGTCTTATTGCCGCGAGTCTGTTCTTTAAAGATCTTTCTTCATCATCGAGATCTTTTTCAGGGTCTTTTCCAGGTGTCAGTTCTCTAAATTTTTTACCTAGTTCTTCATCTGTTAAGCTGTTATTTACATTATCCACTCTCTGTTGTATGGCGTTCAAATCATCTCTAGCTGCTACTAGATCTTCTGCTTCACTACTATACATTTTAAATTCGGCTACTTGATCTTTTGTATACCCAGGAGTAAACAAACCTCCACTATCTTTTCCTTTTTTTACTCTTGCAAGTCTCTCATCATAAGCTTGTTTTTTTTTATCTACAATTTCTTTTTTCTTTTTATATTCCGAGTCTAGATCTTTATAATATTGACTTCCTTTCGTCTTTTCACGGACTTCCTTAAAAAAGTTATTTTTTGCCTCTTCTAGAGCCTCTTTTTTCTCTCGTACCTCTTTAAGTCCGCTCTTTGTTTGATCTATTTTGTTTTGTAAGTTTAGGCCAAGAAAATCAAAAATCAAATTTGATTTAAAAAGATCTTCTTCGCGAGAGTTATACCTTACAGACACCTCTAGTTTTAAGTTTTCTTGAATTTTAATTTTTGTAATGGCCAACTGTAGTGTCAACATAAAAGACATATCTGTTGATCTTAAAGCATACTTATTAAGTATTTCTTCATTGTTACTATCATAACTAATCGCTATTTTAGTATAATATATTGAAGTCCCTACACGACCAGATGATCTAAAAATGTCGGCATACGTAATTGGTAATCCAGGGGCACGACTGGTGAAAGTGTTTATGGAATCAAAAACAAAAGTTGCATCAACGAGATATTGTTTAGCAAAAAATGCCAGACTAGAACCATCTAATCTCAATGAAAGATTTTTTAAACCCATTTGATTTGTTGAATAAAAAGAAACACCAGTTGAAACCTTACTTATATCAGAGTGTTTTGATATTGGTATTTCAAATTGTGCGCCAGTGCTAGATTCCACTATGAAAAATTGTATTTTAGGGTATATTTGAGCTATTTCATATGGCGTTATCTGTGTTATAAAATTATTAATTGAGTCCATAGTGTCTGAAAAACTAAAGCCAGTCAATCTATTAACAGAACTAAAGCCTTTTGTGAAATAAGGCACATTAGACATTATGTTAGAATCAATTGTGGCTGTGGAATTCTGCAACACGTCTGATGTAACCGTTGGACCTGTTTTTGTGCTGATGCCTGCAGATGATAAATTTCCTATATACGCATCAATCAAAAGCATTTGTGCGTCAAACGCATTTGGATCAATACCGCCAATCGGTTGCTCTTGTTCTGCATCTTTTCTTGAACTTCCTGCAGGTGTTCCCATTTACTAATACTCCAAAGCTCGTAAAATAAGTTCCAAGGGTGTTGGAATTTTGAGGTTTTGTCCTAATTTAACGTCTGTCTCTAGCGGAGTGCTATTATAATACGCTATAATCCACCAATATGTAGGGTCGCCATAATATTGTGAGGAAAGTTTATAAAACCTGTCGGAGCTTACCCAGGTATGATTAATCAGTCTTATTCCTTGTATATCTTTTACTTTTAATATTTTAAATTTTCTAAAAGCATAATGATCAATTTGACTTACACCTCTATTACTTAAAATTTCATTGTATGATTGCTCTGATGTGCGCACAATTGCATTTCTAGAATATCTTGAAACTCCCATTTAATTTATTAACTCCTTCATTGTTATTCGACTATAGTGCTCCCCGCATCCCCTCCAACTGATGGAGTGCCCACTACTGTGTTGGCCGTACCAACAACAGCAGGTGATTTTACTTCTTGTTCAGGATCGGTGCTGTCCAAGATTATCGTGTCTTCATTGTTTACATCGTTGTCACTAAAGAATACTTTATTATTACCAACCCACTCGTCGCGAACCCACCCGGGTGGATCTTGATGCAGCACAGTAATATTCATTGCGATTGAAAAACCAGATTCAAAAACTTCATTTGGTTGAGCACCGGGCTGATTGTATAAAATTGGTAATGGTTGCCCCCCGGAAAATCCCGCTTCACTTGCGGGGTCAATCGTTAAGCTGCCAACTATATAACCACTTATCGGATCATATTCATAGTAACTATTATTAATGTCTTGCAAAAAATGCTCGACTCTGAAAAATGGAGGCGACGACAAAACTCGCGCTGCGCCTCTCTTTGCATATGAATATCTCGGGTACTGAAACTTTATTAATTCTCCTACATTTTTTTGCATTTCCACTGCACTATAATTTAGTTTTTCGTCGACATACGTATTAAAATTTATCTGCACATTTCTTTTTGTATTGCTATAAAATGGAATGTCGTCCATTTTCCCATAAGCTGGCTCCGCATTCCAAGATGGAGTTATGACATTTTTGAATGTCAACCTATTAATTAGAAATAAAATTGAAGGCTCGCCTGTTACATGCAAAGCCGTTATCCTAATAAAGTTTCCAGTTCTTTTTCCGCCTGCCATGTTTTTTTATTTATCTCCTAGTTTCCAAAAGCTCTATTTAGTGTTTCCACTGATATTGTTTCAACTGTTCGTCCAAAAACTTGACCGTCCATCTCTAAAGTAATATTCATTTGTATTGGCGCTTGTGCTTGTCCGCCGGATGTCGCCACTGCTGGGGTAGTGTTTTGTGTTGCATTTGTGATCATATCAAAAAATCCTTTAATGCTGTCTCCAAAACCCTCCATTGTAGATAACATATTAGCAGTTTGTTGAGTCGGGAATATTTCTGTAGTAGGTGAAATATTAACAGCCTCTGGACCCTGTAATCCGGATATGCCTAAAAATCCTTTAGCAAAGTCAGCTATCAATTCTGGTCCTAACTCTCCGGCCATACCACGTCCTCTTGGTGGCATTCGCATTCCTGGTCGGCGCCCTTTAAAATTAAAAATACTGTTATACAATGAGCTTGCCCTTCTACCAATATAACCATACGCTTCGCCAAGAATGTCTTCATCCTCATCATAATATCCGCCAGCGCGCAATCCCTCATTCATTAACTCACCAG